CGTGTTGCTCCAAGGGAGGAACGTACTCTATATTACAATGGAGATGGCAGAAGAGAAAATTGCTGAACGAATTGACGCAAACCTCCTAAATATTCCTATCCAAGAGATAAGTGAACTCCCTAAAATGATGTTTGATAGTAAGGTCAATAGCCTTATGAAGAAAACACAGGGAACTTTAATTATAAAAGAATATCCTACTGCATCTGCACACTCAGGTCACTTCAAAGCTTTACTCAACGAACTTGCATTAAAGAAATCATTCCGACCAGATATCATATTTGTAGATTATCTAAACATATGTGCATCCAGTAGATACAGGGCTAATAGTAATGTCAACTCTTACTCATACATCAAAGCGATTGCAGAAGAACTACGTGGTCTTGCTGTTGAGGCGAATCTTCCGATTGTTTCCGCAACTCAAACTACTCGTTCTGGTTTTGCTAGCTCTGATGTTGATCTTACCGATACCTCTGAATCATTTGGTCTTCCCGCCACTGCTGATCTTATGTTTGCACTTATATCTACCGAAGAACTGGAGGGCCTGAATCAGATCATGGTCAAACAGTTAAAGAATAGATATAACGATCCAACAATATACAAGAGATTTATTATTGGTATTGATCGTGCAAAGATGAGATTATATGATGTAGAACAAGTCGCACAAAACGATTTGGTTGACAGTGGACAAGAAGAAGAGTATAATAGCCCTGAAGATAAATTTAAAAGTAAATTCGCAGAGATTAAATTCTAATGTTCAACATATCAGATGTCTTCGATAAAATCAAAAAAGAATTTTCAGAAGAACCACTCAAACCAGAAATTCCAGAAACTAAGTCCGTTGACTTTGATAAGTATGCTATATTCGTGGATGGTGTCACATCCGATCCCAGTAAGGATTATCAATCTTTTACTGAAAGTCTTGATAACCTTGACAGAGAAGGTGCCAATATTCAGCGGCTTCTTACTGCTGCCGTTGGTCTTAGTGCTGAAGGTGGTGAGTTTATGGAGATTGTCAAGAAGATGGTTTTCCAAGGTAAGCCTTGGAACGACGACAATAGAGAACATCTTATTATTGAGTTGGGTGACGCTATGTGGTATGTAATGCAAGCCTGTTCCGCACTTGATATATCACTTGAAGATGTTGTCGCAAAGAATGTAGAGAAGTTAAAGAAAAGATATCCAGGCGGAGAGTTTGATGTCTATAAATCAGAAAATAGATCGGTTGATGACAGATAAATATAATATAATCCCACTGTCATGTCATGGCCAATACAAAAAATTATGACGAAAAAACAAAATCTATACTTAATAAAATACTTGTAACCGCTAGAGATAGTAGTTTCGGTTATTATGAAGATTTCACCATAAAAGGTTATGATGTTGATGCTTCTAAGCTTAGAATGACAATGAGTGTTATTGTGCCTGAAGTTCAAAGAGATAATGCAAAAACATTTTTAACTCGTAAGTTAAGAAATCACAAATATCCTGTGGCCAATGCAGGCCAATCTGGTGTTTCAATTGTAGTTAATCCACATCCAAGTCTGCGTCAGTTAGATGTAGTTATAGATCCAGATGCTAAACAAGTCATCAGAGTGATGATTAAACCAACTAAAAGTGGCGGTGCTAGAGGTGGTTCTACAGGTGCAAGAATTACAGAGTCTGCACAAGCTTTATACTGTGCATTACGGTTTAATGTATTAGATAGTGATATTCCTCTTTCTAGTGATGTAAATTCTGTTATAGACACTAAAGATTTTCAAACTGCTTGGAATTCATGTGATTGTAATGCGACATTAGAAGAGGTTCTTGGAGTTGCAGGGGATTGGCAAAAATCTTGTATATTAGGAGCTAATAAACTTTACAAAGCATTTAAATCACCACCTAAAAATTACTACAAATTTTACAGAGGAAGTGGTGTTGATGCTTTAATTAATCAGGCATATCTAAAAGTTAAGAAAGAAGAACCATTAGAGACTGTGCCTGGGAGTGAAGATAAATGGAACCCTGCAGATATCTGGTTAGCTAAATCTGATTTTGATTCTAGTTTAATACCGAAAGCGGCTTCTAAAGGTTTAGTATTAAATCTAAATCAATTTCTTGTAGAACAATTTAATACTACTCCTTATCAAACTTTGGCTGGTATTTCTCTTAAACAAATAAAAAGTAGTGCCAATATTGCAGTAGTTAATCAAAGTTCTGTTCTTGAACGAGCTAAAGGTGTAGGATTTAATGGATATCGATCTAGTTACAATAGTATAGATGTTTACGTTGATATGGGTAAAGGTGATATGCAATTTAGAAATTTTAATGGAGAGAGTTCTGCTGGTTGGCAAGGTGAAATAAGTGGTGGTAATGCTCCCGCACAAGGAAAAATGGGTGGAGCTGAAGTTTGGACTATATTAAACAGATTTGGTGCAGGGTACAAGTTTGATAATCAAGGTGTTTGGAAATATAGTAAAGATAATATTAGAGATATTTCTAAGGAAAACTATGATTTGATGAAAACTTATTTACCTAATGAATTACCACAAACTTTCGATCAAGAACAACAAGTTATTAATCAAATGTCTAACGGTTTAATTAATGAAAAAACTCCTAGAAGTTATAGGTATTCCAAAAGATTAGGATTGCAAGTAATTGACTCATTGAGTAATATGAAAAAAGAGGATGCTGATGAGGCAGTTAAAGACATTTATCTTTATGCAAGTTCTCAAACTAAAACTTCATCTATACATTGGAAATTGACATAGATGGCTAAGAATACACACTTGGAACATCTTGAAGATGATATTGTAAATCAAGGAAAGGCTGGTGGTATCAATGCAATTAAGATGTTGCGTGAACTAGGAAGAATGTTAACTGAACCACAATCTGCCGTGACCATCACCACTAAATGGGATGGTGCTCCAGCCATAGTTTGTGGTATTGATCCTTTAACTGGTTATTTTTTTGTTGGCACAAAGTCTGTATTTAACAAGGTAGCTCCTAAAATATGTGTTACAGAATCTGAAATTGATGATTTTTACAGTGGTGGTGTTGTTACTATATTAAAAGATTGTCTAAAGTACTTACCATCATTAGGTATCACTGGAGTTATACAAGGTGATTTTCTATTCATTCAATCTGCAAAATCAAAAAAGACTATTGGTGGAGAAGAGTGTATAACATTTCAACCCAATACAATTACATACGCAGTTCCTACAGGAACACCGATGGGAGACATGGTAGACAAGGCTAAAATTGGTATTGTTTTTCATACAAGTTATACAGGTGATTCTTTATCAAATATGAACGCAACTTTTGGTGTGCCAGACATTGATTCTACCAGTGATGTTGCTATATTTTCATCTAAATTTACAGATGCAAGTAGTTCTGCAAAAATGGGACAATCTGAAATGACAAATTACAATGCGGCAGTCAATAAAGCAGAGGGATCTTTACGACAGGCAAGTGGATTTTTGAATGAAATAAAAGAACAAGGTGAGGGTAGATTTATGATGAATATGTTGTTCAAACAATTTATGAATAGTTTTATACGTGAAGGAATTGCAATTACTAATGCAGAAAAAACTAAAGATGATTTTATTAATTTTTATTTGTCTAGATTAGACATGGAAATTGCATCAAAGAAAACTAAATCTGGACAGGATAAATATATAAAGATGCAAAAAGACGGAATTCAGTTTCTAAAAAACAATTCAAGACCTTTGTATTTTACTGTTGCTTCTTACATGAATTTAATTAGTGCTAAGGAGATGATCATTTCTAGACTAGAAAAAGTTAAAGACATAAAAACTTTTTTAAAAACTGAAAATGGTTATGAGGTTACTGCACCCGAAGGGTTTGTAGCTATTTCTTCTGGAGGCGCATTAAAATTAGTGAAAAGAAGAGAGTTTAGTCGTGCCAACTTCACCGCAGCTAAAGACTGGGAAAACGGATGAAATCATTTTTACAATTTATTTCTGAAGCGGAGACGCAAGCGTCATCTCAAGCCAAAAATATGGGTTTGAGTGGTAATGGCCATGGCGATTGGTACGATAAACAGGGTAAATTAGTTGCAAAAACAGTAAATGGAAGACTTAAGTTCTTCGGTAATCGTAATTTAGGTAAAAAGATAGAGCCACAAACTCTTGCACAACCTAAACAAGAAACACCTAAACCAGAAAAAAATAAAGAGAAAAAACAGTTGACTGTTGGGTTTGGTAGGTTCAATCCACCTACAATCGGACATGAAAAACTGATGAATACCATCAGTAAAACTGCTGGAAAGGGTGGAGAATACAAGATTTACCCCTCAAGAACTCAAGATTCTAAGAAAAATCCACTAAATCCTAGTGATAAAGTAGAGTATATGCGTAAGGCTTTCCCAGACCACGCTGATTCTATCGTTGATGATGACAAAACAAAGACTATTTTTGATGTATTGAAGAGTGCTTATGGAAAAGGATACTCCACTGTCAATGTTGTGGTTGGTTCAGATAGGGTCAAGGAGTTTGAAAACCTTGCGAATAAATACAACGGACAATTATACAATTTTGACAAGATTAACATTGTATCGGCGGGTGAAAGGAGTTCCGATGCCAAAGGTGTGGAGGGTATGTCTGCCTCCAAACTAAGAAAAGCTGCAATGGACGGTGATTATAAGACGTTTAGGTCAGGTATTTCCAAGGCTTTAGACGATAAATCAGCGAAAAAACTGTTTAATACAGTCCAAAACTCCATGAAAAAGACCAAATCTGAAGCATGGGAGTTCGCACCTAAACTTGCATTTGAAGGCCTCAGAGAAAATTATATTGCAAAAAATATATTCCGTCTTGGTGATATGGTAGAGAATCTTAATCATGGATTGGTCGGAAAAATTATTAGAGCTGGTGCAAATTATGTAATTGCAGTGACTGAGGACAATATTATGTTCAAATCTTGGTTAAAAGATCTGAATGAATACACTGAAGTCCATATGAAGAGTCGAATGAGAGACAAAATACACCCAAATACACTGGTTGGAACCGATGGATATAGAGATAATTTGATCAATATGACGCCTGGACAATACCCACTTATAAATAAAATTAGGCAAAGTCTGAAAAAATCAGGATAACAATGAAG